CTGATGCCAAGTTACACACGTCAGTTTGCGAACGAGGACGCAAAGAAGAATGAATCTGTTTAAGAAAGCAATATTCTTTACAGACATACACTTTGGACTTAAATCAAACTCAAGAATACACAATCAGGATTGCTTGGACTTTATTGACTTTGTTATTGAACAAGGTAAAGCTAACGACTGCGAAACTTGTGTGTTCCTGGGCGACTGGCATCATAACCGGGCTAGTCTAAACATCAGCACACTGAACTATAGTGTTCGTGCATTTGATAAGCTAAGTGATAGTTTTGCACAGGTGGTATTTCTTCCTGGTAATCATGATGAGCACTATCGTGATACACGAGAAATGAACAGTGTGGTGTGGGCTAAGAAGTGGGACAATGTGCGACTGTTTGATGACATCACAGAAGAAGGTGATGTCTGTGTTATGCCCTGGCTAGTGGGTAAAGAGTTTGCAAGGGTGCCTAAGATTGAAGCCAAGTATATGTTTGGTCATTTGGAACTGCCGAACTTTTACATGAACGCAATGGTACGTATGCCTGACGTAGGTGAATTAAAACGTGAGGACCTTCGCAGTGAAACAGTTTATACAGGACATTTCCACAAGCGACAGAGTCATAAAAACATCACATACATTGGTAATGCGTTTCCACACAACTATGCTGACGCCGGCGATGATGAGCGTGGCGTAATGATCCTGCCCTGGGGAGGACAAGCAGAGTACGTTGCTTGGCCCGATGCTCCCAAGTACAGACGCTATATGTTGAGTGATGTATTAGCAAACACAGATAATCTATTGAAACCTAACATGTATTGTCGTGTTGAGCTTGACATTGATATCAGTTATGAAGAGGCAAACTTTATCAAGGAACAGTTTATCCCAGAGTTTAGTTTACGTGAACTAAGCCTTATTCCTCGTGTGGGCGAAGAAGAACACGCACAAGAGTTTGAAGGCGAAGTTAACTTTGAAAGTGTGGACAGCATTGTAACGTCACACCTAACACAGTTGGACAGTCCACAGTATGACAAAACTCTTATGTTAGACATCTACCAAAATTTATAGTATAATAAAACATGTCTAGAGAAAGATATCAATAATGTTAAAATTTAGTAATACTACATTTTGGAAAAATTATGAAAGTTTTGATGCGGTAGTTGGCAGCAGCAGGATGAGGTGCTCCACAGATGCAGTTTTACTATATGATTTATTTTTGAATTTTAAGTTTAACAATTACTTGGAAATAGGAATACATCAAGGATTAACTTCTGGTCTAGTTCATGAATGCAATCCAGGTATTAATATCACAGGAATAGATGTCAAACTTCAATTAGAGTTATTTGCATCGCTTTATCCTGACTGCAAAAGAATAGATTACTTACACAATAGTAAAACTTTTGATTTTACACAACTTGGCAAATTTGATTTGATACTTATAGACGGCAACCACACTAGTGAGTTTGTGTTATCTGATATTGAAAACTGCGTACCAATGCTTGAAGATAATGGCGTGCTTATATTAGATGATTGGGAACTTCCAGATGTAAACATGAACCGAGAAAATTTGTACAAGCTAGGACTTCAGCCATTCCTAAGACTTCAACAATGTGAATTGTGGCATAGGGGAAATAATGATAGATCCGAATATCTAGATGGATTATTTTCTAGCAAACTTGCAAATTTTTTAACTATTGATACATTAACTGAATACCATATTGAAATAGTAACAGTTAAAGGACTCTACTGCTTCACTGAAGAATTGCCATTGGCTAGGCAAATCTTATCATACTACAATTTGTAAAAAAATCCGGATGCATATGCATGTTTAAACTTAATACTCTCACAGTAAAAAATTTCATGAGCGTGGGTAATCAAACCCAGGCTGTTGACTTTGATCGTAGAGACCTTACCTTGGTGCTTGGTGAAAATTTAGATCAAGGAGGTGACGACTCAGGCGCTAGAAATGGCACGGGTAAAACCACAATCATCAATGCACTAAGTTATGCTCTCTACGGTCAAGCTCTTACTAATATCAAACGTGACAACTTGATTAACAAGACCAACGGTAAGAACATGTTGGTCACAGTAGACTTTGAACTTAACGGCACACGCTATCACATTGAACGTGGTCGTAAACCTAATGTTCTCAAGTATCAGGTTGGTGAAATAGAGTCCGAAGAACAACAGGGTGATAGTAGAGAAACACAGCATGCTATTGAAAAACAGTTGAACATGAGTCACGAAATGTTCAAACACCTGGTTGCTCTCAACACCTATACACAACCGTTCTTAAGCCTAAGTGCTAATGACCAGCGTGATATTATTGAACAGATGCTGGGCATTACAATGCTTAGTGAGAAGGCAGAGAAACTAAAGGAACTAGGCAAGCAGACTAAGGATATGATTACCGAAGAAGAGTATCGTATCAAAGCAGTTGAGGATGCTAACAAACGTATCGAAGAGCAGATTGACAGTTTAAAGAAACGTCAGCGACTTTGGCATGCAAAGCGTGACGAGGACGTAAAGAAACTAAAGTCTGGTATTGAGGATCTAGCACACATTGATATTGACAGTGAACTTGCTAATCATAAACTGCTGGAAGATTTTTATGTACAAAAGAAAAGGCGAGAAGAAGCAGAGCGGTGGGTTGCTAGTTTGGATAGTGATGATGACAAGCAAGCAAAACTAATTGCAAAGCTGGATCGAGAGATCACTCTACTAGAAGAACACAAGTGTCATGCTTGCGGTCAAGACATTCACGATACCAAGCAGGAAGAAATCCTAGCTAGCAAACAAGAACAACGCACAGAAGCAGAACAACAGATCGTAGACAACAGCAACAAGCGCAAGGAACATGCAGAAATACTCGCTGAAGGCGAGCTTGGTGTTGCACCTCAGGTTTTCTATGATACTATCGACGATGCTTACAATCATCGTACCACAGTTGAAAGTTTAGAAAAAGAACTTGTTAAACGTACAGAAGATGAAGATCCATATGCGGAACAGATTGAGGAAATGGAAAGTGCTGGTATTGAACAAGTAAGCTGGGACACTATCAACGAACTTGCTAGGCTACGTGATCACCAGGACTTTCTACTAAAACTGCTAACCAACAAGGACAGTTTCATACGTAAGCGTATTATAGATCAGAATCTACAGTTCCTTAATGCACGACTAACCTACTACTTAGGACGCATGGGCTTGCCTCACAGTGTTCGCTTTATGAATGATTTGACAGTAGAAATACAGGAACTAGGCCGTGACTTGGACTTTGATAATCTCAGTAGAGGCGAACGAAATAGACTGATTTTAAGTCTAAGTTGGGCGTTCCGTGATGTATGGGAAAGTCTATATCATCCAATTAATCTACTATTCATTGACGAAGTTGTTGACAGTGGCATGGATGCTAGCGGTGTCGAAAACGCACTTGCAGCCCTTAAGAAGATGAGCAGAGATCGTAACAAGAGTGTATGGCTGGTTAGCCACAAAGATGAACTAGGCGGGCGTGTAAATAATATTATGAAAGTAATCAAAGAGAATGGTTACACCAGTTACGACACAGATGTCCAAATTCTATAGGATAATCAACTAAGTGATAGATTTGCTTCTATTAAATGTACCTAGGATTAGTTTAGTATATCCTCCTGCAGGCACAAGTTTACTGAAAGGTGTTTGTGAACAACAAGGCTTTACTTGTAATGTAAAGGATGCGAACTTTGAACTATTGGATAGTATTGAAGATTTAGATGATTTTGAAATTATTACAAACTACTTTACGATACCTAATGCAGAAATAACTCCTAAATGTCAGAAAATTATAGATAACTGGTATAAAGATTTAGTAGATTACGTTGTAAATTTAAATCCTAAACATGTTGGCATTAGTGTTTTTACATTTGAATGCCAAGTTGCCACAAGAGAATTATGTACATTATTAAGGAAAGTTTACAAAGGAAAAATTATTATAGGCGGTGCTGGTTTAAGCACAACTGGCATTGCCACGCAAATTAATGACTTTGGAAATAATTTACTAGATAACAAATTAGTAGATTACTACGTAAGAGGCGAAGGTGAACACACTCTAATCGAAATACTAAAACAAAACACAGGTGATGGCATTAATAACGATAGATATGTACAAATAGAGGACTTAGATAGTCTTGCTTATCCTAATTATGATGATGTAATCAAATACAATTACCACTATACTATAGATAATATACAATTACCTATTACTACTAGTAGAGGATGTGTAAGACGTTGTACATTTTGTGATATACATGCTTTTTGGAAAAAGTATACATATAGATCAGGTGAAAATGTTGCAAAAGAAATGATATATCATTATGAGAAATACGGAGTGCGTGATTTTTTCTTTACTGATAGTCTTATAAATGGTAATTTAAAAAGTTTTAGACAACTTACAGAATGTTTAATAGATTACTACAATGCAAATAATCTTCCAGACAAATTTTTTAGTTGGGGCGGACAATGGATTGTTAGAACAGAAAAACAATTAAAACCAGAAGATTATATCAAAGCATCTAAAAGCGGAATGAATGGACTAGCAATGGGTGTGGAAAGTTTAAGTGAAAAAGTACGTGGTGATATGAAAAAAGGTTTTACTAATCAAGACTTAGACTACACTCTTGAACAATTTAGATTGCATGGCATTAGCTGTTATTTTTTAATGATAGTTGGATATCCGACAGAGAAAGACGAACATCATTTAGAAACTATGCAAATGTTTACAAAATATCAAGGCTATGCAATAGACGGAACAATTTTTGGAGTTAATCTAGGAGGCACTTTAAGTATAGACGAAGGTAGTCCTCTACATAAAGATAGTATACAACATGGTTTGTCACCAAAAACTGAAAATGAAGAATTATTTGGTTTAGATTGGACAAGCAAAGATAACCCAAAACTTACTTTACTACGGAGAATAAATCGAAGACTAGATTTACAAGAACTATTAATGGATCTTGGATATAGAGTATATAATGGAGATCATCAATTAAAAAGGCTTAAAGCAGGTTATGAGCGTATTAAACAAAATACCTATCACTTTAAAGATATATTACACTCATAGTGGACACCAAAACGGTTGGCCTCTTTGTAGAATACTTTGGGATAATAAACAAGTAGCAAACTTCAAAGCAGACGGACAGGAGATTGAATTCACAGTGCTTCCAAAACCTAAAGGCACAAGTACTTTGATTGTAGAGCATTATGGAAAGAATGTATACAGTGAACATGAAAAATTTATAGAAATAGTTGGTATGAGTATTAACAATATTGCACTAAAAAACATTCTATGGGAGTCTACACAATATCCTATAACTGCACCTTGGGATAAACCTTGGCAGGAAGAAGGCAACTTATACTTAGGACATAACGGACACATTGTATGGAAGTTTGAAAATCCTGTTTTACTAGATATACAAAAAAGATTAGGTGTGAGAACTGACATGCAAGAAGGACAAGAAAGCACAAGAAAAGTCTTAAGAGAAATAAAAGAGTATTTTAGAAATGAACAAGATTGGTAATTTTTCTAAAATAAGCGAATACCAGTTAGAGATTACAACTTACTGTAATGCAGCCTGTCCGCAATGTCCCAGGAACATAAATGGCGGCAAAGTAAATCCGCATCTGCCACTGTGTCATTTAAGCAAGGAAATAATTGCACAAAGATTTACATCAGAAATATGTCAAGACCTCAGACAAATTTTCTTTTGTGGAAGTTATGGTGATCCTATCATACATCCAGATTTTCTGGATATTGTTAGAGACTTTCGTAGCAAGAGTTCTACACTATGGATTTACATTCACACTAACGGAGGATTACACGATTCCAATTGGTGGACTGAGCTTGCCAACATCTTAGGAGATTATGGAAAGATAGACTTCGGCATTGATGGACTTGAAGACACCAGTCACTTATACAGACGTGGAGTAAAGTTTGACGATGCTATTAATAATGCACAGACGTTTATTCAGGCTGGCGGTAAAGCCCAGTGGAATTTTATTGTTTTCAAACATAATCAACATCAGATAGCACAGGCCCGAGCACTGAGTAAACTTGTGGGTTTCGAAGATATATTGTTCAGAGGAACTGGCAGATTTCTCAATCATGAAACACTAGAAGAAAATGAAAGCTGGCAAGTAAATCCACAGCGGCATGAACCATACAAATTGGAAGTAACAAACTTACAAGAATATCGTAATGCAAGTATGCAAAGACTAGAGGATCTTAAACAAGAGTATCCAGATATCCGAGAATACTTTGACACTACACCAGTTAAATGTGATGCCTGTGTTGGCAACAAAGTTGTAATTACAGCAGAAGGTCTAGTAGTTCCTTGTAACTTTTTCGAACACAACTTGTATGATGCTAGATTCCATGATAGAGATATTGAACCTGGCGCTAACGAGCTACATTTTGTGGACGGAAAAAATCAGGTAGCAGAGTTCATAAATCGTTACAGATCAGAACTAGACATACACACTAACACCTTAGCACAAGTTCAACAAAGTAATTTTTGGACTGAACTTGTAGAAAGTTGGGATAAAACATTGAGTTCAGGCAGAATTTTCGAATGTGCATTTACATGTGGACAGAAACTAACAAAAGTGTGGGACCAAAACAAAAAGGTTACCAGCACCTACAGATACTACGTAACTGGCAATAATAGAGGATTAGGGCTAGCACTAGCAGAACGTTTTAGCGCAGACGGCACTAATAGATCTTCTGGTTACGATATAACAAAAGATGTTGACAAGATAGTAGAAGAATCTGTACACTATGATGTGTTTATTAATAACGCATTTGATGGCCCTCCTGACACAGAGTGGGCTAACTATGCACAGGTTAATCTACTACAGGCAATATATAAACATTGGCGAGATTTAGGCAAAACAGGCTGGATTTTTAATATAGGCAGTGTAGGCGAACGCACTATAGTTGCACCAGACCCTGAGTTTGAAACATACAGGGTTAGCAAAGCAGCTCTTGCACATGCAAGTAAACAGTGCACACAGGCATTTAAACAGGGCTTAGTACAATTTAAAACCACGCTAATTACTCCTGACAGGTTAGATACACCTCTCAGCAGGAGTAGAGATAGCTGGACAGGTTCTGCTATTGATTGTTCACATATTGCAGACTTTATTAACTGGTGTGTTACTATCAGAGATGCTACAGTGATTGAAGAAATATCACTATATGCAAATTTAATCAGTAACGATGATATATAAAAAATATGACATGGCTATTCAATGATGAACCAGTTGAGGAAATACCAGAAGGCGTAGTAGGCTTTGTTTACTTAATTACTAATACTACAAACAACAGAAAATACATAGGCAAAAAACTAGCTCAATTTAGGCGCACAAAACCTCCCCTCAAAGGCAGAAAAAATAAACGACGCACAACAGTTGAATCAGACTGGCGCGATTATTACGGCTCATCAGACAACTTAACGGCAGATATAGAACAGTTAGGCAAAGAATGTTTCAAACGTGAAATACTTTTCTATTGTTACAGCA